CTCTTGCTACACCAACTTCCGTTCCACCTCTGCCGTATTCTCTACGCCAATCTAAACCCTTTTTAGCTTCTTCTACCATTCCTTTTGTTGGTTTGGTGTCTATATCGCTAATACTTTTAAATTCGTGTTTAGATGCTTCTATTTCTTCAACATCTCTTTTAACATTTTCTTCTTGTTCAAATGGATTTTTAGAAACAAATTCTAACTTCAAAGGTTGTCCAGCTTCGAACATTATTAATTCAAAAGATTCAGTCAATAAATCTCTGTAATTATCAATAACATTTTCTTCAAATAATACTGATGCAGTTCTTAATTCATCTGCATTATTACCTAAGCCACCCCCATCAGCATTTACACCAAACAATCTTGGGGAAACTACCCTATGCGAAATCATCACTTTAGATGTTATTTCTTTAGATAGAAACTCATACTGCTTGTCTGCATCTGATTGGGGCATTACAGTTATTTCGGGGGAATTATTTCTGTCATCTGAAAATGAAACAATGAATTTACCAGCATTACTTGCACCGGCTAATTCTTGTTCTATTTGATTCTTTACTGCTCTACGTTTTTCTTCTGATGGAATACCATTTGAAAAATTAATCATAAAAGATGGTGCTAAACCATTCTTTATATTTGCTAAATGAAATTCAGATACATTCTTATCAAGTTCAATGTAATTAATTCCACCTTGATAATCGGGTTTCGGATAGTAATATTGCCCTACTGAATAAGCTTTAAAACAAGCAATTTGATTTGGGTATGATTTCTTTTGATTTGGGTCAAAAGATTTAACCTTTTTGTATCCGACTGTCTTATAATCTGACCAATTTTTTGAATAAAGGTAAAATTCGCTTTCTTCTCCGTTTAGTTCCGGTTCTACCCTCATACACTCAAATGGTATATGATTTACTTCACTAATCGTTGTTCTATCTACTGAATATGATATAGAAAGGTAATAGCCTCCGTGAACTTTTAAGTCTAATATGCACTTTTGGATAGTGTTTTTACCTATTCCACCCTCAAACAATGCATTAAATTTAGCCCAAGATTCAGCTTTTGATTGCATTTGTGGGCTTGTAACACCCTCGCCATACACCCAAGTTGCAATTGAATTACAAAGTGCATTATGAACTGCTGATTTTTGGTATAAATCTATAAGGTAATCCGGATAGTCATTTTTTTGACCATAAGATACAAAAGGGTCTCCTTGCTTTATTACCTCTGTATCATCAATGTATTCGTGTCCTCTACCTAATTGTAATAATTCACTCATTTTTAAGATGGTTTATATACCTTTGTTGTAGGTATTGTTTGTTTGTCAGCATCAAAGTAACTATCTTCAAAGGTAACATTATTATATATACGAAATAAACCACTATCTAATACGTTTATTTTGTCTGCTGGTTCAGTTGTATTAGTCATATTGAATAGTTCATAAGTAAAAGTACCTAATTCATCTATCAATAATGTGTTATTTGTACCATCACCTAATTCAAATGTGAAATATGCACCTCTTGTATTAGAATAATCATAGGTTAAGAAAGTAGAAAATACTTTACCAGTTAATTGATTTGTAATAAATAGCTTATAATTATTGTTTGCTAAATTTGTATGTAAAGAATCCGGTGTAAATTGTGTTGTACTTACGCTTACACTTTCAACATTCTTAAAAACATTGGCAAAAATAGACTTCAAACCATAGTTGCTATTTATCTGAATCATATCCACCTAAATTTATTGATTTACTTTTACCTTTACCTTTACTTTTTGGTTTTTGAAAGTATTTTGGATATTCTTTTAGAGCAAAATTGTATTCACTATCTGACATATATTCAGAAAACACTAAAGTTAGTGATGGGTTTATTTTAATCTCTGTACCTATTAACTCTTTTTTAACTTTTAGCCTTGCCATAATTCTAATCTTTAATGAAAGAAAGGGTAAGTATTACCTACCTACCCTCTCATATATATAAAACAAAACAGAATGTTAATTATCAAGCACCATCTAATTGTGCTGCACTAATTGTAACATCAGCTTGGTCGCTGAAGTTAGCTAAATTACCACAATTTTGTGCTGGTTCTAATTCTATTGCTTGAAATTGTAAGGTATAAGCCATATTATCAGATATTGCTTTATCGCCATTGTGTCCAAAAGAACCACCAGTAGCAATCATACCTTTTTTAAGACCACAAAAGTACAATGTACCCGTGTTATCCTCTACAACTATTTGCCAAGAACCATTTGCAAGATTATTGAAAGTCTTATCTGCTTTTCCATACACTCCTTTAAAGACTAATTCTAAGTCTTGCTGATAACCTACTCCACCACCCTCATTTACAACAATCGTTTGATTGAGTGAACTTAGGTAAGGGTCTGTATCAAATTGAAAATATGTTCCCGGATTTCCATCATAAGATGTTAAACCGGATGTTGCAGTAAGAACATTAGTTGTGCCATCTAAAGCTAAAGTTTTAGCTGATGCAGCATCAAATCTTGCAATTACATAAACTTTGTCTATACCTCCCGGCTGCACTTTGCAGTACCTTGCCTTTCCCGTTGAAATTGTACAAGCCATTTTTTAGTATTTAAAAGTTTATAATTAAGCTGGTAATATCGCTGCCGTTGTACCTAGTACAATATCAGATGCTACACCAATTTGAACACCAATTGCCATTCTCATAGAGATACCAACATTGTCAGAACCATCATACTCGTAGAATGGAATTAATTTAGCTTCTGTCAAATCTGTACCTAAGTTAGTTCCAAAGAATAAGTTAGAAGATTGACATAAGATAATTGCATCATCGGGCATACCCGGACATACATTTACTGGCACACCTAAATATACTAAAGAACCAAATGATTGGTCTGTACCTCTAAGATTTACACCTTGTAACAATCCCGATTCACCTAAAGCTTGCATATATAAACCGAAAGTCTTTTGGTTTACTAAGAATTGAGTATCAGCTTTACCCATAATACCCGGACAATTAGCATTTCCGTTTGCATAAACTTTACCGAATCCCTCTATAACATTTGATGCAGTAATCGCAGTAATTGCTTGACCATTTACACCACCTGCAATTGCCATTTGACCAGCTGCTAAACCTGCTCTATCAAATACTCCATCATTAGATAAGAATCCTTTGAATGTTGGTGATGCACCACCTTTCCAAATTCTATCTTCTACTTCTTCTGCCGTTTTATTAGCAACCGTACTTACTAAGAATGAAGCAAAGTCAGCTGGTATAGCACCATTACGACCACTAAATCCTGCACCAACCCAAGTTGGGTATATTGTTTTACGACACACTCTTTCATTTACCATTAAGTCAGTAACTTCAAGAACTGATTCGCCTAATGTTAATCGTGTTGGGTCGTCATTCCAATCACATCCGGCAGCCTTAATCATTGTACCCGGTGTTAGAGTATTTACTACTGCTTTCTGAGTAATACCATCTAACTCTGTTACATATCCATTAGCAACAGAATCAGCTAATTTTACTGCTGGTGCTAAATAAGGTAAAGATAATACACCGGCATATGAATTTTGTGCAACTTCTATATTAGAAGCTAATTCAAACTTTGCTGATTTAAATTTATAGTTTTTGTTCATTAGTTTGCGTTTTTTAATTTTAGAATCATATCTAATGCTCTGTTTCCAGTATTGTAAGATACTTCTTCTGTTGAAAGATTTGTTTGATTGTGTGTTACCGGTTTCTCAGCCGACATTTTAGATACTTTTTCTAAATCTTCTTTTAAAGATTCATTTTCTGAAACAACCTTTGAAATCATTTCGGATAGTTCTGTGTGTAAAGAACTAAGTGCCTCTACAAGTTGTTCTTTAGTAGCATATGCAGACAAGTCAATTTCAGAAGACATTTCTTCTTCATCTTCTTTTTTGTCCTCTGATTTTGCTTCTTCTACTGCTTCTTCTTTAGATATAGAAACAACTTCGCCATCTACAACTTCCATAGATACACCATCTTGTGTAGCATATGAACCCGATGGTAAAGGCATTTTTTCTCCATCTTCTGAAACAACAAAAGCCAGTGAACCCTCTGCGAATTGTTCGCTATCTGTTGCTATCTTAGTGCCATCTTCTAAAATTGCTTCTGCAAGCATTTCTAATTCTGACTCCATACCAAGCAATGTGCGAATGCTATTCAGTACGTTTTTTTGGTTTGCCATTTTAAAAAATTAGTTATTGTTCGTAAATACGAAGATTGAAATTAACAAAAGTTAGTATTTAACCTTTTCTAATTATCTCTTTTATTTTATTTAAGGTTTTTTCATCTTCGCTTAACTCCATCTTATCTGTGAAATATCCCTCTATTGAAAAGCCTTTTACCTTGCCAGTCTTTACATAATCATCCCATACAGATTTGTCATTCACTTTTACAGATACAAACCAAGTACCCTCCGGTAACTTTTCAAAACCATATTTAACTGATTTGTCTATTGGGTTATCCTTTATCCAACTTTCAACCACTGTTAAATGCTTTAATTCACTTTTGTGATGGATAGTGTGATTTGATTGGTAATTGTTCATCATAAACAATTCACTAGCTTGTCTTATTGTGTCTTTAGAGAAGTAAACATAATAATCTGCACCAGTTTCCTTATCTATTCTTAATATCTGTTTATTTGGTATAAGAACTGCACCAGTTAAAAGTTGCTTCTCTTTGTCTTGTGTTGCAAATTGTACCTCTACCTTTTTATCTTCTTTTGATAAGGCTATAAAATCTGATTCCATTGCTGGCGATTCTACTAAGCTAATAGCAAAAACACCATCTTTGTTTTCTTCGCTATTTTCATCAATAATAAGTTCTACTATTTTTGTCATTTTTTTAGTGTTTAAAGTGTTGCTCTATTTTGGATTTGATTTGATATTTCGTTTTGGTCTTCAACATCTTGTTGTACTACATACGCTTGTATAGGTTGCTGACTGAATATTGATGTACTTGATGATAAATCAAACATAGCTGATGTATCTATCTGTGGTACTGTATTAGCTGATGGTATTGTTGAACCACCTCTTGAACCTCCACCACTTGCTGATGCACTTGGTGTTGATTTACCTTTACTATTCAGTATCTTTTTAGCTGATGCAATATTTCCAAATATGCGAATCAAACCAGTAGCAAATTGTATAATTCCTGCACCACCAAATGTAACTGCGTTAGCTGGATTTGCTTCTGAATTAGCAGTTAAACTTGAAATTGCTTTTGCAGTATCAACACCTATTTTAGCTAATGCAAATGCTTTTTCTGCTTTTTCGTTTCCTGCAAATAAAGATTCTAACATTTGAATACCATTATTTACGGCTTGTCTCCTTGCCTTATCTGATAATTCTAATGCTTTGTTCTTTTTATTGTTCTCCTTTTTTAATTCATCATTTTTTTTCTTTGTCGCATCTATTTCTTCTTGCGTAAATTTATCTTGTAGTGCTTTCTTATTCAGTAAGTATTGTTCTTCTATTGCTTCTGTATCTGCACCAGCTAGTCTTGCCAATTCTAACTTTGCTTCGTACTCTTGCCTTAGTGCTTCAAACTCTAATTCTTTTTCGTCTAACTCAGCTAATTTTAATTCATCTAAAGCTTCTTTTGATTCTTTTTCTAATGCTACTCTATTAACTATCTGTTCAGACCTAAAGCCATTTATACGTTCTTGTAAATCTGCTAATTCAGCTTCTTGTTCAATTACGGCAGCTTGTAAATCTATATTGTCTTTATTAGCTTCTGATTCTAATTTAGCTAACCTTAACTTTTCATCTAATATAGCTTTTTCATCTTCAAATTGCTTGTTTAAACTTTCTGCTAATTTATCATTCGCTTCTATTCTTTCTTCAAATGTTTTTGTCACATCATCTCTTATTTGCCTTTGTAATTCTTGCTCATTAAGATATGTAAAATTTAGTTTTCTTTGTTCAGCTTCTAAAAGCTTTACTTCATTTCTTAGGTTTTGTATTTCTGTTGCTTGATTGAATGCCTTTTTACCTTTGTCAGCTACAACATCTAAAACATCAGTAACATCATCAGCTATTTGTGTAACACCTACCTTTAACTGCTCAAAACCAGCTTTAATAAGACCAAAGTTTCCGGTGAAAATACCACTCAACAAAGTACCGACTCCACTAAATTTTTCACTTATATAAGTTTTAAATTCTTCAAACTTATCTTGTAAATCTTGTAACGCTTTTTTAGGGCTTTTCAATGTATCAACTAAATCCCCAATAACAGAACCCACCTCATTAAATACAATAGATAAAGTTGTTGTAGCTATACTTAAGGCATCTACAACTTTTTGGTTTTGCATTACAATATCCTTAAGAAAATTAAATGCATCAATTATTAAACCAATTCCGGCAGCTTTCATTGCTAAACCTACACCCTTAAAACCTTTGGCTATTCCACCTAATGCTTTTTCAGTTCCTTTTTGAGATTTTTTTATCGCAGATAATTCGCCTTTTACACCCTCTAATTCTTCTTTTAATGAATTTAATTCTTCAGTTGTTTCTTCGGTGTTACCACCAAAATCAAAATCAAATATTATTTTTTCTGCCATAGCATTTCTCTGTGCATCCAAGCACTTTTTTTAGATTCATAATTACGCTTCATTCGACTATAATAATCTTTTATGTTATTTGGTTTATATAAATATTTAAAGTCCGGTAAAGCATCTAATATTGATGGTATAATAGATGTGCATTCTTCTAAATGATTCTCTAATGTGTCAAGTTTAAATATAAAATCAACATCTATATTTTTAACTTCTGTGTCTGTTAAATTATACTCCATTTGTTTTTAAGGTATTGAATTACTTGATTCACTTCTGCATCTGTTAATGCTCTATCATAGGCTATACATTCGTATATTCTACCATTAAATTCGTTTGTATCTCCTATACCAGTTATAGTTGATGCACCAACTGTAAAATAATTAAGTGATGTATCATCTTGACCTAGTGTATTAGTATCTGTATTACCATTACCATCATAAACTTTTATGTTAGAACCATTCCTTGTTCCTATCCCAATACTTAAATTAGTTACACCGGCAGAACTTATATTACAAGAATTAGAGTTACCCGAAAAGTTTTGTGATGAAAAAGCTAAACTATCACTACCAGCACCACCATTTCCACTAGCATTAATTCTAAGTCCTATTCTTTGTGTAGTTAAACCATCATTTATACCCATCAATGTTTGACCTTGACTTTCAGATGTTGTAGTATCTGATTTATATGCTACAATAAATGTATTATTACTGCTTCCTAAACCTAATAATTGAGATGATGTTGAATTTAGGTTTGAAGATGTACCATCAAAATCTAAATGTGGTCTTTGCCAATCATCTAGTTTGTATGTTGGTTTAAATGATGAACTACTTTGTGTGAATGTATTAGTATTACCGGATAAATCTCGCCATTCTGTAACTGCCGTGCTTGATAATAAAATGCTTGTTTGATTTGACGCATCTAACCACAATACATTTCCACTTAAACTTCTTGGGTTCTGTATAGATGGTGTTGATGTATCTGTTAAAGGTGTAGTATCATATTTAACACTTAGTGTCCAATTAATATTATCTGACCTCCTACCAGCTGAGTATATTCTGAAAGCTACAAAACCATCACCCTTTACGTAAGGTGGTTTACTCATTGAATAACATTCTAAAGTAGTTGAACCAAATGCAGAATCTATTTCTTCAAAATCTACATTGCTATATATAATCTGTGGATTTGTATAATTTGATATTAGAACTGTCTGCCTAATAATAGCTTTTTTATTATACGTTTCATTATCTGATAATTGTATAATACCGGTTAATTCTAAATTTAAAGTAATGTTTGATTTACCGGCAAATCTTATTCCATTTCTATTTGCAACAGAATTACAATTATCATCAATTGTAAATACACCATATTGTCCAAGTAATATACTCACTTGTGCTGGGTGTACTCCTTGTAAAATAAAATCACCCTTTTGTTGTGAACCTAAAGTAAGGGTAGAATTACCATTTGCTAAAATGTTATCACCGGTAATTTGTAGTTTACCATAATCACCCGATATACGACCACCTTTTATTTCATTAAAAAATTGCACCCCCTCATCATATATTTGACTTTGATATTGATGTGTTACAATTTCATTATAGTTACCATATACAATGCTACTATCAACATTTCTGTACACTTTATTAAAGCTACCCTCTATTCTATTGTCGAATGAACTATCTAAAACTTGATTTTGTATTCCTACTGCACTATTTCTTACACCTCTGACTATATTAGATTGCCCTTGCAACTTATTAGTATTGTCATTAGTATAATTACCATCTCGCCTAAGTTCACTAATTGGTGTATCGGGTAAATCGGGAAACTCAGTTTCAAAACAATAATATCCATTTACTGAATTTGGATATTCTAACCAGCTATACCCTAATGCAGTGCAACAATCTTGTGGTATGTTTGGTGTAGGTGTTGAATCAGTAGATGTTGTAAATAAAAGTATTTGTGTATATGCAGCTTGACTATGATAAATCCAATCGCATTCTATTTGATTATCTCCAGCAACAATACCACCATTTGAATTTATTGGGTTAGTTGGTACAAATACGCTTTTATTAACTAACAACAATTCAACTTTACTATTACCATTTGATGATACTGGGTATCCCTTAATAGAATTTATCCTATAATTTTGACCCATTAACTGAATGGTATCAGCAAAAGAAAAATCTGCAATATCTGTTGGTGTCAATCTTATACTTGCTGACAACATTCTACTATTTACATTGAAGTTATCTAATACATAATCACTCCAATATTTACGAGCCGTACCAAATGACGGCAATGCATCCCAAGATTGTGGTGCAGATTGTAATGTTTCTTTCCAATTTATTGTCCAAACATCAGAACCATCAGTAAAGTCTTTTTGTGAATAAGCACTAAAGAATGGATAATTTGTATATGTAGTTCCACCAATAGCAGTTCCTACTTGTAACTTGTAAGCAAAGCTATTTGGTAAAGGCTTAACTCCGTGAAAGAATGATAACCTTATACCACCGGTGTTCTTTTTAATACCATCTTCATTTACATTCCAAATAGCACAAGAATAAACTCCTAAATCAAATACTGAATTATTTAATGGATAATTTATTGTAGGCGAAAATATAGTTGTAAACTCTGTGTCTTTATCTGCAAATTGATTCCTTATACCAGCTTCAATGTATTCTCCAAACGTTGGTTCTTCTTCATTGAAAGGATTTGCCTTATATGACTGATACATATAATCGTTAGATGGTGCATCTTTAAACTTAACTTGCTTACCACAATATTTTGTAGGTGGTATTATCTGTACATCTTTTTTGTAATCTACCTTGTCAGACCAATCATAAGTATTACCGGTATCAGCATAATCATTATATGGTTCTATTTTTAGTTGTTTTGGGTCTTGTTTGTTTGGTACTGTTACAAGATTAAACTTCGTCAAAATAGATTTCCACCATTGNTCAATTGATAGTGAACCGAAAAGATTATTTATAAATACTAAGTTTGATGTATCATTATCAATATTTTCAGCAATAATTTCTAACTTCATATTACTTAGTGTATAGGTAATATCATTGTTAGCACTTACACCAGCCCATAAAGCTACTCTAAGATGTTTTAATACTGATGGGTTCGCACTTCTGTAAAAAGTTACAGATTGTGAAAAATCTGTTGCAGAACTTACGCTTAATGGTGTAAACCATTCTTCAATATCAAAATTAAGATTTGCACTAACTACACCGTCCCAATTATCCCATAGTTGAAAAGCTACGTTTTCTGTTGTTACTGCTGGTGTTGCATTTGGTGTTATAGTTCCGGATATTTTTATTGTATAAAAACCATCACTTAGACAAGTCCAAGAATTATTTGTTGCACTCCATTGTGAACTAACATCAGATATTTCATTAGGGAAGTTCACATTTCTTGAAGGTAAGTACATTACATTGTTACCGATTGTTTGGTTACTTGTATTTTGTACTGCTGAATTAAATGTGCTATTTGTTATTGATGTTGATAATGATTCAGATTTGTTATAGTTCAAATCCATATATATTTTCTGAAACTCAGAACTATCAAAAAAGTTAGAGTCATAAGAATAACCAGTTGATGCAAATACTAAATCTATTAAAGCTTTTAATTTTACTTGTGGTCTTAGGTTATTTATATTAAATGAATTAGAAGTCCAAGATAATATTCCACTACCCGGTTGCTGAAAGTAATTAACGTATTCATTCGATGCGTGTCCTATACCATAATCCCATA